CGTCACGGCGCCGGCGGAAGGGGTGGGTACATCGGGGAGGACCACCACGGTCCCCTGTGGCAGGACCGGCCCATGCAGGCTGATCCCGTAGTTCAAGGCCAGCACCTGTTCGACCATGCCGGCGGTGGTGCCCAGATGCCGGTGGCACAGCGCGTCGATGGTGTCGCCTTGCATGGCCACCACACGCATCAGATCAGCTCCACCGTTACCCGCCGCTGCCCCAGCAGGTCGCTGATGGCATTGCGCTGGTCGCGCCGGATCTCATCAATGGTTGGTGTCAGGTCATCGGCGCGCTGGTTGCCCTGTGCGGTGGCGTCGTACGAGCGGTACCGCTCATGCAGCACAACTGCGGTGGCGCAGTACACGGCTTGCCGGTAGAGCTGTACCAGCTGGGACACGCCATCGACTTGTTCGGATGGAACGTCCGAGAGCTGCGCGTGGCCGGCCTTTTCCTGGGCAACCCGGTAGTCGACCAGCTCACGGGTGACGGACATCACGGCGCCAACCACCACGCTGCGCATCCGCGCCGGCGTCACATCGCCGGTGATGCGGATAGCCTCCCGCACCGCCGCCACATCAATCTCCGGCCAGAACGGGCCGGCGGTGATCGGATGCTGCTGCGGGCTGGGGGATGCGTTGGCGGTGAAGCTGCTCATGGTGGCCTCAATAAGTCGCCGGTGGTCGGGGCTTCACACCAAGGGAGAGAGGCTTGGTGATCGGCCCCGAGCCGGCGGGGTCGCGGGGACGCTCGTTGTGCGGATCAGTCGTTGGACTGGTTGCCCGCGAATTTCTTCTGCAGGCGCTGGGCGCCTTCCAGATCCTTCTTGCCGCCGCACGAATCGTGCAGCTGGATGGCGCGGACCAGGTCAGCAACGGCCAGATCGACTGCCTCGGCCGTCAGCGGCAGTTGCTCGCTGTCGGTCTGCAGCAGGCCACGTGCACGGGCCAGCAGCAGCTTGGCGCGCACCTGATCGGGCATGTCGTGGCCCTCGGTCAGCGCCACCGCCCGGTCAAGCACGCCCTGGTCGAACTCACCGCCGGTCTTCTGCGCGTTGAGCGCGGCCACGGCCACTTCCTCGGCAACCAGGCAGCCGGTGGTACGGCTGAATTGGTCTGGCATGGGGATGCGGTGGGCCAGGACGTAGGCGGCGATGTCCAAGCCACGGTCGAAGTCCCCGGCGTCGATGTTCCACAGCATGACCGTGGCCACCACGTCGTCCGGGCCGCCCTGGTCGGCGGCCAATACGCCGTCGACGTAGTCGGAGTACTCCGGCAGCAGCAGCGCCTTGAGCTTGGCCTTGGCCTCGCCCGACTGGATCTGTTTCAGGCGGGCGCGGTCGCTGGCCAGCTGCAGCTGCATCTGCTGGTAGATGGTGGTGCCGGCCATCAGGTTGGAGCCGGCGGCAGCAACGGCTGCCTGTTCGGCCAGTACGCGCTGCAGGTGACGTTTGGCGGGGCTGCTGGCCATGGCGTCAGTCCTCAACCACGATGTTCTCGACCAGGGCGCCACGGCCGTAGTCTTCGACCACGTAGTCGTCGTTGGACGACTCGAAGTTCGCCACGCGGTTCTTCTGCGGCTGTTCGATGATGTAACGGCGGCGGCCGTCGATCTGCCAGTAGATCGACAGGTTGTCCAGCGAGGTCACCATCAGGGCGTTGGCGGGGACGAACGGCACGATCACCGGCTGCAGGCCACCGATGCGCTTGGTTCCCAGCACCAGATCCGCGGCCAGCTGCTCGGTCGGCGCCAGGTCCTTGTTGATGATCGGGAAATACTTGTCGTGCACCAGGTTGCGGCCGAGGATGACGACCAGGTTCGGATCCTGCTGGTGCCACGGCTCGATCAGCGTGGAGATCACGTCCATCACCAGGGCGTCCAGGTTGGCGTAATCTGCGCCGGCGCCGCCCACCTTCACTGCGCCTGGCGTCTCGCCGGCGGTCATGACGCGGCTCGGCGCATGTTCGCGATACTTCTGGAACCAGCCCTTGTTCACGTCCTGCAGCAGCGGGTTGGCCGCGCGGTCGGTGGTCTTGGCGATGCTGGTGCCGTTGAAGCCAACCATGATGCGGTCCAGTGCCTGTCGATGGATGATGGCGTCACGCAGCAGGGTCTGGAAGTTCGGCTGACGCGCCCAGGCGTCCAGGCGGGCGTAAGGGATGGCGGTGTCGTAGTTCGTCTGCACGCACTCGTAGCCATTGCTGTCCAGCGCGGTGACATCGGCCGGCTGGCGTTCGGCGATGCCGCTGGTGTCGGTGCGGCCAGCGATGGTGCTGTTGACGCCCACGCCAATCTTTTCGCCCTTGAGGTCGATCACACCAGGCATGTTGATGGCCGTCAGGAAAGCGCTGCTCTCTTGGATGCGGGCTTCCATCGTCTGCTGGACGCTGGGTTCGACGGCGAAGGTGTGGGCGGCGCTGGTGACGCCGTTCAGCTGGGCGACGCGCTGGGTGAACTGATCGAACTGGACGCGGGTCTGGGTGCGCATAGTTGCTCCGGGAATCTTGAAAAGGGGTGGGGTCGATCAGCAGTCGGTTGCTTCGCTGGCCTTGGCGCCGTTGAAACCAGCGACCACGGGGCGCGGCGTGTTCGGCTGCGCGGTTTCGTCCAGCTTCCGGTGGAAGCCGGCAACCTGCGCCGACAGGTTCTGGATCTGGGTGGCGAGGTTGCGGTTGTCCTGCTCCAGCTTGGCCATGGCCGCGTCCTGCTCGCTCACCGCGCCGAACAGCTGGGTGGCGAACTGGGCAACGTCGAAGTCGGCCGAATCCTGCGCCGGTGCCGGTGCCGGCGTGGGCTTGGGCTTGGTGCCCAGGCCGAGGCTGGACAGCAGGGCGGCGACCGGCCCCTGCCGCACTTCGGGCTGCTCCACGTCGGTGAAGGTGATCTCGGTTTCGGCCGCTTCGGAGAAGACGTTGCCCGGGGCCTGCTTGCGGTCCTTCAGCGGGCTGTCGTCGGGGAACTTGGCCGAGAAGGCCAGCATGTTGGTGCCGATGCTCGCCGGCGAATCGGTGACGGCCAGGCCGTACAGGTAGGCCTTGCCGCTGTCGGCAAACTCCGGGGCGATCTCGATGCTGGTGAAGAGCTTCTGCTTGCGGACGTTCACCATGTCGACCAGATCGTCAGTCGGCTCGACCTGAGCGAACAGCGCCATCTTCTTCTTGCCGGCGATCTCGACTTCCTCGGCCTTGACCGCGACCACATCGCCGTACGCGCGGAAGGGGCTATCCGGCAGCGCACTGCGCAGGTGTTCCACCCAGATGCGGGCGCCGTAAACGTCCGGGCTGTAGGTTTCGGCGATGTCCAGGATCTGCTGGCGTTCGATGACGCGGCCATCGGTGGTGGCGCCTTCGACAGCCACGCGGAAGAACTGGGAACGCTTCTTGTCGGTCTTGCTGGCCATCTCGCCCTCGGCTGGTATCAGTGCGCATCGGTTGTCGATGCGATGACCCATGTTCGGGTGAGGAAAATGTTGCGGCAACGCGAAGAGCGTGTAAGCGCATGATCTACGTGGTTTTTTCACTGTCGCGCGCGCGAGGCGACAGGCAACCTGTAGAGGTGCAAAGCGTAGCCGAAAAACTCAACGTAGATCCCCGTCGCCAGGCAAAGTTTTTGTACTGGATGGGCTGGCGCATCTGCGATATCTGCGAGCTGATCGGTGAGAAGGAAAAGACCGTCCACAGCTGGAAGGCGCGCGACGAATGGGACCGCGCCGATACCGTGGAGCGTGTTGGCGGCGCCTTGGAGGCGCGGTTGGCAATCTTGATCCACAAGGAAGGCAAGACCGGCGGCGACTTCAAAGAGATCGACCTTCTGCACCGGCAGCTGGAGCGGCAGGCCCGAATCCAGCGCTACCAGGGTGGCGGCAACGAGACGGACCTGAGTCCGGCCATCGCCAACCGCAACGCCGCCCCGAAGAAAAAGGCTCGCAAGAACGAGTTCAGCGAAGAGGAAGTGGAACGGCTGCAGCAGGCTTTCCTCGACGGGTGCTTCGATTACCAGCGCGATTGGTACCGCGCAGGCAGCGATCGCACGCGCGTGATCCTCAAGTCGCGGCAGATCGGCGCCACCTACTACTTTGCTCGCGAGGCGCTGATCGACGCGCTGATCAGCGGCCGTAACCAGATCTTCCTGAGCGCTTCGAAGAGTCAGGCGCACATCTTCCTGGGCTACATGCGTGGGTTCGTGCGCGAGGTGCTCGACCGTGACCTCACCGGCGATCCAATCGTCCTGGCCAACGGCGCAGAGCTGTTCTTCCTGGGTACCAACGCACGCACCGCGCAGGGCTACCACGGGAACTTTTACTT